TTAAGGTCATCGGCTATGGCTCGCGCACCATTGAAATCATCGTAGTAGCCCGCAAGCCATACTTGGTATTTTGTCGTAACGCTTCTTACCATTCACTCACCTTAAGACGTTGCCATATTGTAGTTCCTTAAGTTACCCCTACTCTCTATCTCTTCTATTATTTGGTCCGCTACTTCCGGTACAGTCAGACCATTGAAGTTATTGTGCATTATTACCTCAGTAGTAGTAATTAGAGTCTCTACTCCCTGTTGCTTTACCTGTCTAATTAAGTCACCGGTTAATTTATCACTACTGAAACCAAAGAACATTTCTTCTCTAGCATTATTAAATTCATAAATGCTGTCTGTTGCGTCGCCAAATGCTTCTACTACACCACCAGTAATATCGTCCTGATTTCGCCACCCTTCGCCCACACCCTTGAATGCTAAGAATGCCGACTCCAACTCATCTATATGCTCATAGGTCTTATCTTTAGCAAACTCATACAGTTCCACATAATCAATAACGAAGTCTTCTACTACGTTTAGGGCCTCCTCCCTATCGGACCTACGACCACCCGTTATAAAGTCTAAGAAAGCGTTATTTTCGGGAAGGCGCCACCCTTCCTCATCTTGTGCAAAGGTGAGGAGGCGTTTTCCTACGTTTTTCTCAAACCAATTAAGGGCGTCGTCTGTTTCCTTCGCTAACCCATCAAGGTAACCGCTAGATGACTGTGTACTATCAAGCAGTTGCGTAGCATCTACATATCTTTGTATTGCTTCTGTATTCTCATCCCATGAAATAGTTTCCAAACTATTCATTTTTTCTACTGCTTCACCGGCTAATACTGCGTTATCTGCGGCCTGTTTGATTTGTATGCCAGTAGAATCAGTTGCATCAGCATAGGTAGACTGTAAACCCGTTTGATAAACTAGTTCTGCTGATAATTCCTCAGTACTTAGTTTCAAATAATCCATAACCAAGGAAGTGTCTGCTATTGAATTAGCGAACTCCCCATCTGCGTCAAAGTCGGGCATTTTGAAAATACCTAATTTATCCAACATAAAATTTAATACTTCCATACCAACATACAAAAGAACTAACTTCTTGGATAGAGCAACGAAGGCGGCCCCTAGATTTTTGAAATTCATGGCCGCATAAACCGAAGTATGTGTAACACCCTTCAAAGCAACATCTAGGGCACGTGTTTGCCAAGTAAGTGCTGTCGTAGTCCCTATTGAAGTAGTCTGTGCCGCAGAGTTAATCAACATGGCCTGTGCAGACTTTAAGGCTGTGTACATCTGAATAGACATAGCAGCAGTAGTAAGAATCATACCCATTCTCATGTGTTTATCGTTCTTACCAAACATCATAAAGGCTGTACCCAAAGCACCTATCTTCATAGTGTATTGAGTAGTTGCCAAACTTTTTTGAAGCATTTTATTATTGGTTATATCCATAGCGTTGCCATGACTATGTTCTCCTTGTGTAGCATTCTCTAAGTGTGCATCCACACTTGCTAATGCTGCCATCAGTTCCTTTAGAACATTAATTCTATGTTCGGTTACGTTATTTAAGTTTCTGTAAGCATATGCTTCTTCCACCATTTTCTCTATAGTCGCAACTAAGGAGGCCCTTTTTGCCGCCAAAACCAAGGTTTCTCTAGTTAAACCCTCACTTAATTGACCTGTACTAAAGGCGGCCATTACTTGAGAAGCAGAAAAGTGTTTAGCCGCACCAACAGCCGCTATCTGTTCACCGTTCAAGGCTCTCATAACAACGTGTTGGGTCTGTAACGCAATCTGCAAGTTCTTTATTGCTACTATTGCTGCAAATGTAGGACCCATGAAGTTAGACATAAGCCTACTCATTAGGATTATTCCGCTTGCGAAACGACCAAGTGGCCCCTCAACAAGCGCGCCCAAGTTTCTGAAAAACAACGCTTGTTGGTTATTTGCTTTAGTGAGAGCGGGCAAAAGGGCATTCCCAAATGCGGCACTGTAATTCTGAATTGCCGCTTCGCTTTGCTCATAAGCAAACACTTCTGAATCAAGTCTTCGCTGTAACTCATCCCTTGCAGGGAACTGCGCCAACATGGCCTCTAGTTCTAGTTCTCTTACACGGTCTACGTTCTCAAGTAATTTAATCAAACGAGTATAGTGTCTGTTTCCGGCAATAGACTGTGCCATTTCCTGTTGTTGTTCTCCCGTTAAGGTATGGTATCTTTCTGCTAACTCTACTAATAGGTCACTAAACGGACGCATATCACCTTCTGTGTCTATTACTGCAATACCAAGATTTTCGATAAAGGTTCTTGCCCCGTTTGTGTCGGCACCAAGACGAGCATAAATCATACGCAGGGCACGACCACCCTTACCTTGCTCCTCACCAGCCTCAATCAAGGTGGCCGACATAGCGGCCATGGCCGCAATACTTTCATTAGTAAGGTGGGCCTGTGAAGCGAACTGATTCATAACGAAAGTAATCTGCTGCATTGTAGCAGCCGACCTGTTCTCAACAGTGTTAAGTTGGTCAAGAATGCGTATAGAATCCACTCGTATTTGGTTAGCCTTCTGCTCTGCTGTCATCCCTTCTTCAAGGTTCTTCGTCATAAACTTGGTCTGTTGATTTAAGTTGATAAGCCTTTGCATGGCGGCCTCGGTTTCCATGCCGCTAATTAGACCGAACATCATACCTAGTTCTGTACCTACTGCTGTGCTACCTTGACCCCCTAGAACACCGCTCAACTGGGCCATTCTAGCACCAGCGACGAATGCTTCATCTGCCATAAACCCGAAACTTAGACCTATTGCCTGTATTTCATGTTCTAGGGCCTTTGCTTCTTCTACGTTATCAACGAACTTCTCAAACTCAACCCTTGCGTTCTCTATTTCTACGGTTACTGGTATCACACTATCAACCAAGTCTGTGAACATCATACCTATTTCTCCGCCCGCTTCCTGTATAGCCATCAATGAATCCATATACAGGGACTCAAGAACTGTTGCTGACGCTTGAGCGTCATTGAGTAGTTTGCTGGCTTGAAACGTACCAACAACGTCGAAGAAAACCCTAGAACCGCTGGCTCTAAGAACCACCATGGCTACCGCACAGGCGACGAATATGAGAGGAGAAAAGCCAAGTAGAGTGGTAGATGCAATCATTAATTTTCGCCACCACTACTCTTTGGGTCATTCACAAAGGGGACCCCGCTTTCTCTCAACGAATCGAGTAGTTCGTTATTGTTTGATAATAGTTTCCTTTGCTGTCTCTTCTGATTTCTGCGAGCAACAGCACCCTTGGCGTCTGTTTTGCGGCTTTCCTTTGTGGCTTCCGCTATCTTATCATTGATTTCTGCTGCGACTATTAGGTCTAATTCCATGAGAGAGCGTCCGCCCTCCACGGAGTACTTAAGCCACAAATCAGACGGTAGATTTCCTTTGAATGCCATGCACAGGCTAGGTGCAACGATTAGGAACTCTGAAAATGTACCGCGCCCTCTTCGTCGTCGCCTCTAACGAATTGGAGTATAGTTGTTAATTCCTCAAAAGTAAGTAGGTTAATATCCAAATCATCATCAATGATACATGGCTCTATCCAAGCCTCCATCTGAGCCTCTATGCCACCACCCATCTCATCAACCATAGAAGCATACTCCTCGTTTTGCTCATCGGTCCAAGAAACAGGGTCGCCAGCGTGCCTCATTTGGCGGAACGCTCGTCCCTGTATATTGGTAATCTTCAACCTCTCCATACCGGAGGCTTGTCTTACCCAAATCTTTCTTCCGTCGTCTAACTCTATCTCTTTCTTCATGACTGGCATGTTTTCACTCTCGCTATACTAAGCCACAACCTGTGGCTCTAATAAAGAGTTCATTCTTCTTCTTCGGCCTTTAGTGGCTTAGGAGCGACCTTTGGGGCCGCTTTCGGGGCCGCCTTCTTTGCAGTCTTCTTAGGAAATCTCTTTAGGTACTTGCGCGCTTGGCTCCTTGAGGCTATCTTCTTTAGGGTTTCCAAGGAAACCTCATCCAAGTCGTAATCTTTGCCCAAATCTTCGTACAACTAATCACCTCATGCGTCGTATTGAGCGGAGGCAAGACTTAATCCTTCTGCCGTTACTCTCATACCACCAAGGTTGTCGTCATAAAGTGCCACGAAACCAACACTCATTGTGTTGGTGTCCCTACCACTTACTGATGCTTCGGGTGCCTCAAATCGTAGTTTGAAGAACTCAAACTGTATGTAGTCTGCTCCTGCCTCATCAAGGAACTTAAGGGTCATAACTGCATCCGAACCATCATTGTACTCAACACCGTCTGCTGCCACTAGAGCATCGTAGTCCGGCTCATCTAGTGTTTGGTCACCGTATAGCACCGTGTTGAACTCGATAGTACCGCTAATCTCTCTGCGCTGTGCTGGGGGTGCGCGTCCGTATGTGGAACTGCCGATAGCGTATGCGTTGTCAGTATCCCTGTTTAGGCTTATGTCGAGACTAACTGACTTAACGGATGCTGACGCGGCTGGCGCGCTGCTTGCAGCGTCATCGAACTTAACT